TTTGATACGTACTCAACCATTCCAGCATATATGCATACAGCACAGTATAAAATACTCTGCACTGGGAAGCATACAGCCGACCCCATGGGTGAAAATTTACACACTTCATAGGGTCCATCGGGTGTTTTCACAACCGTTGATCGTGTCAGAAGAAAATCCTTCACGACGGCTAAAGGGAAGACTTGTTTCACAAGCTCCCACCTCACACTGTCACTTGCCTTAGAAAGATCTAAAGTTGCCGTTCGCTGATGTATTGAGCCCTCTCGGGCCAATCGACGATTGTAAGATTGGTCGTCAATGCGAATAAATCTTTTCAGATCGCTCCGCTCTATGCAGAACTCCAATTCCATCCTCAGTTGTTGTTGAGACAACGTCAGTTGTACCGGCTCAATGCATATAGTTCGTCGGACCTTATAACTCTTACGGACATCCTTATATCTCGCCATGGTATCATGTACATGGTTTTGACCCTTAAGCAACATCTGAGATTTTTCTCCGCCTCTCCCATAGCCGAAATTGCTTCCGGGGTAAAAAAAGCGGTTATCCAGATGTGAAAGTGCCAGAGCATCGAGCTTCGCAGCTTGACCACTTATGGTTTTATCCGACACTTTTCCCGGCCCAAATCTAGGTAAATTAGGAAGACGTTCAAACTGTAACAAGCCACAAATAATGTTTCTTATGTGGACGAGCGGTAGAACATCCCTTACCTGACATATCCTTTCTTCAGTCTCGAACCAGTCGCGCAAGGCACTGGCTTTAGACTCGGAATTCTCCAGCTCAATCTTCTTTAAAGAGCCAGTAACACCAAGGAGATATCGAAAAAGATTTGGGTCTCCTGTACGAAACCAAACAAGGTATTCCTTATAAAAAGGGAAATCCTGAAACGGTTTCAGATAAATGCGTGTTTCAACGCCTTCTTGATCTACTGATGTACTATTAATCAGTAGGTCGTACAGATTTGCAAGACGATCGAGAAATTCTCGGGGTGCTGATTCGTGGATACGATGAATGAAAGATCTCATCACATCAGCGGGTTTCAACTCCAAGGGAGATTCAACCACCTTACAAAGGAATGCATTGATAGCCAGCGAATATATGTTCCTGCTGGCTTCAGGGCAGAGAGAGAAGGACGCGTCATCAGTTAACTTGACGCGACCACCACGGCACGGCAGTGTAAACATCTCACTACCAAGATACGTTGCCGTTTAACGCCCGAAAGGCTGCTAATACGGTCGTCGAACGAGTTCCAGAGCTCACGGAGCCCCAGAACATCGTGTAACCACCGTCCAGAAAAGCCCAGTAAGACGTATCCAGCGTGATTTCCGGTCTAACTGGAATATCATATGCGTGAATACTCGTGATGAGACAAACATCTCTCACTGTCCCTGCAACGCTATCATTCTCTAGTAGCATAGTCTCAGTTTTGATACTGATATGTGCCATTTGGAGTACGCCAGCCGCGATTTGGGCCTTTGTTAGAGGCTTATCGATGATGACCTGATGACGCTGAGTTGTGACGCGCCCATCGGCTCCGCCTTCGAGTTGATATAGAACGGTTTGAACTTCTTGACCATTCTTATTTGTAGAAATATCAACCGAACGAACCTTCATTTTTGTGCGGTCAATACTGTACAAATTTGTCGAAATCGGGGTACCGACAGG